AAGATGCAAGAAAAAGGAATGAAGCCTGAAGAAATTATTAACATCATTAAAAATACTACAAGAACTAAACAAGCTAATGGTGGACCGATAGGATTAAATTATTTACTAGGTATATAAAATGGAAATTGGTAAATATAAACAAGCAATGAGTCATTTGCTTAATCAAAATGCAACTCTTAAAACTTTTGTAATAAATCCAGAAGCTAAATTAATAGATAATGATCCACCTTCATTAGTTGAAACTTTTGCAAATGGTGGAAGAGTTGGATTTAAAAATGCTGGACTTGCAATTAATGAATTACCAACAGATGTTCCACATTATAAAGGAAGTAGATTAGAAACTTTTAAAAAAGGTTTAAAAGCATTAACAGAATGGAAGAAAAATCCAACTGCGTACAATTGGATAAAAGCTTTTGGTTATAAATCAGAAAGTGGTCAAAATAAACAAACGGAGTTTGCAAAAGATTTAAGAGATTATATAAAAGGTAAATTAACTAAACAAACTACAAAAGAATTATTTGATAGATTAGAAGTAAAAAATTATTTAAAAAATAATATTAATGATATCAAAGATTTAGATAAATCTTTGATAGAAAAAAGACAATCAGCAGGAACACAAGCTAGAGCTGAAAGCCAGTTAGCAGCATCTGCTGAAAGAATCGAACCTATAAATGAACAGTTTAAGAAAAATCCAAACATAGGTCTTGAAGAATTAACAAAAAATATATACGGAAAAGAATTTACTAAAGTTGATGATATAGAAAAATTAAAACTAGCTACTCAAGTTTCAGATGATGTTGCTAAATATCTTGAAGCTTTAAAAGGTATCAGAGGGGGAGTTAGTAGATTACCAACAGGAGATAAATTAAAAAAAATAACTAATGTTATTGAATCAAATACTCCAGGCTATAGATTTAGAGAAGGAGTTTTAAGAAACTATAAATTTAATGTAGCAGATGAAGCAAGAGGTTTTGATTTTAATTATACTCAAAATTTAAGAGATAAAATTACAGAAGGTGCTAAAAGAGTAGTAGATGAATCTGTTGGTCTTTCTGCAACATTTAAAAATGCACCTGGATATTTAGAATCTACTCAATTTTTAAAACAAGCTACAAATGAAATAAAGTCAAAACAAATAGACAAACCATTTAGTGAAGCTTTTTCTGCCGCATTAGAAGGAGATACCTCTAAAGTTGCAGATTATAATAAACAAGCTTTAAAATTTAAAACTAGATATCCTAACGTAGATGTTCCTTTTATAAAATATGGAGATAAATTATCTGATGTTAAAAAATATGTTAAGAATTTTGATGATTTTTCCGATGCATCTAAAGAAAATATTTTAAATATAGCTAAAGAAAGAGGCATAGTTGTAAAAACAGATTCATTACCTCTACCTGTTCTTGTAGATAAATATTCAGAAGCGATGGAATCAAAAGGATTAGATAGATCTTCAAAATTAAAAGCAATAGGTCTTTCACCTAGAGGACATTCTTTAAATGTAGATGTTATTCCTGGACTAGGTGCTTTATCAGAAACACAAGCAGCTAATACGGCAGGAAAATTAGCATTAGGTGTTTCTAGAAGTACAGGCGCTCCTATTAATGCTGTTCTTGGTGCATTTTTAAATGCTCCTGAATTAAGAGAACAAGGATTTGGAAGATTAGATGCAGCTCTTTTAGGAGCTGGAAAAGGAATGACACAAGATTTATTAAATTTTGGAGCTGATGTTTTAAAAGCACCACAAGCTTTATATAAAACATTTAAAGAAGATCCAAATACAAAAAAAGTTCGTTGGGAACAATTTTTAGAAAATTTAGGACCAAATTATTTTTCTTTTTATGATAAAATGACAGATAAAGCGTCAGAAAGATTAAGCACAAAAGAATACATAGATAATCTTGCACAATTAGAATATGAAAAAGAATTACAAAAAGTAATGCCGGCTCCAAGTATATCTGAAACAGAAGTGTTTGATACAGACCAATATTTAAATGAAGAATTATTTAAGAAAAAATATAGAGAAAAATTATTTAAACAATTTCCAGAATTTAAAGACGAATATAATTATGTAAACAAAGAACCTGCAATAACACAAAAAGGTGTACTTAATTTTAATGTAGAAGATTTAACTCAACCACAAGATTTAGCAAAAGGTGGTAGAGTAGGTTATGCAGATGGAAGCGGACCTAAATTTACAAGAAGAGGAGCACTAGGTTTATTAGGTGCTCTTGCTGCAACTCCATTAGTTAAAAGTTTAACAAAAGGAGAAAAATTTTTAGAAGAAAGTAAAGTAGCTAAAGTTGCAAAACGTATACCAAAAGCTGCAGGCATGCCTGAATGGTTCCCGTCGCTAGTTGCGAGAATCGAGAAGGAAGGTAAGTATGTTGGTAAAGATACTGGACTTGCAGATAATTTAAGAATTAAAGAATTAACAATACAATCTAAAACAGAAAAAGGTGCAAGTGAAGTATATACAATGATACAACATCCAAACGGAGATATTACAATTGAAGCAAACGTTAAAGGTGGTGCATTTGATGGTCCATTTGAATTACACTATAGTCCACCTAAAACAGATATGAATGTAGAAACAGGTCAACCAATAACTTACCCAGGTGAATTTCATGTTATGGAAAACAGACCAATATCTACAGCAAGATCACACCATGATGCTGATTTTGAACTAGATTATCAATTAGTATCTCCTGAAGAAGCCATTAGTGATATTGAAAGAGTTGAAAAAGTTGCAACTGGAAGAAGAATACATCCAAAAAGAGTAGAAGAGAGAACAGCGGCTAGAAAATATATAGAAGAAAATCCATATGAGGACATTATAAATAGATATGGTGAAGCTGACCCTAAAGACTGGTTTGAGGAATAATGACTAAAAAATTAACAACTACAATACCTCCTTTAAGTGGGCCATGCTCACAAGGCTTGAATATACCTAGTAAAAAGGTTAAGGTGGTAGCTTCGGAGAAAAATAATAATGGCGGATATAGACAAGTCACTTCCAAATACAATAGGAAATAGTCAGAGACCTGATGAAGTAGCAATGGATATTGCTGCGGCAGAACAAGTTGCTCCTCAAGGACCAACTGAGATGACTGAAAATGAAGATGGAAGTATTGATATTAACTTTGACCCTCGTAGCCCGCAGCTAGACGCTGGTGGAGATCACTTTGCAAACCTTGCAGAAGTTTTAGATGAGAATGTTTTAAATCCAATTGGTGCAGAATTAATTGACGATTACATAGATTATAAATCTTCACGAGAAGATTGGGAAAGAACTTATACAAACGGATTAGATCTTTTAGGATTTAAATATGAACGTAGAACTCAGCCATTCAGAGGAGCATCGGGCGCAACGCATCCAGTGCTTGCAGAAGCTGTAACTCAATTTCAATCTTTAGCTTACAAAGAATTATTACCAGCTGAAGGACCGGTTAGAACTCAGATTGTTGGTTTGACTACACCTGAGAGACAACAACAAGCAGATCGTGTTAGAGAATACATGAACTATCAAATTATGGATGTCATGAAAGAATATGAACCTGAGTTTGATCAAATGTTATTTTATTTACCATTATCAGGATCTACATTTAAAAAAGTTTATTTTGATTCAGTTCTTAACAGACCTGTATCTCAATTCATTCAAGCAGAAGATTTAGTAGTTCCTTACACAGCAACTTCATTAGAAGATGCAGATGCAATTATTCATGTATTAAAAGTTTCAGAAAATAATTTAAGAAAACAACAAGTAGGTGGTTTTTATAAAGATATAGAACTAACACCAACAGATGATGCTGCTACAACAAATCAATTAGATGAAGCTAAAAGAAGAATAGAAGGAATTAGAAAAACTCAAGAAGCAGATATGTATACTCTATTAGAGTTTCATACATATTTAGATATTGAAGGTTTTGAGGACATAAATCCTAAAACTGGTGAGCCCACAGGTATCAAACTTCCTTATATTGTAACGGTTGAGGAAGCTTCTAGAAAAATTCTATCTATTAGAAGAAACTGGAAACAAGAAGATCCTAAAAAAGAAAAAATACAATATTTCGTACACTTTAAATTTTTACCAGGACTTGGTTTCTATGGATTTGGTTTAATACATATGATTGGCGGTTTATCTAGAACTGCAACAAGTGCTTTAAGACAATTAATTGATGCAGGTACATTATCTAATTTACCAGCTGGATTTAAAACTAGAGGTATTAGAGTTAGAGATGACTCACAACCTATTCAACCAGGTGAATGGAGAGATGTTGATGCTCCAGGAGGAAATCTTAGAGACTCATTTATGCCTTTACCATTTAAAGAACCTTCACAAACTTTACTAGCTCTTATGGGGGTCGTAGTTCAAGCAGGTCAGCGCTTTGCATCTATTGCTGACATGCAAGTGGGAGATGGGAATCAGCAAGCCGCAGTGGGTACGACCGTAGCCTTGCTGGAAAGAGGCAGTAGAACAATGTCCGCAATTCATAAACGAATTTATGCAGCTTTAAAACAAGAGTTTGGTTTATTAGCTACACAATTTAAAACTAATCTACCACCAGAATATCCTTATGATGTTGTAGGTGGGCAAAGACAAATTAAACAA